TCACAGGTATTTGGTTTCAATACCCTTGTAAACAGTTCTAAGCGTGTCTTCAGGCACTTTACCCACCAGCCCACGCAACAACGACAACGTTATGTTTACCTTACGCAATGTCTTTACATATCTGGCGTTCGTCCTCCAGATCTTCAATGTTTCGTCTTTATCGCTGTGGTATGCTTCTAAATTGCGTTCTGTGACGTGATACGCCTCTGTTTTAAACTGCTCAACAGGAATTCCCCAATCGTTGCGTAACAGCGTTAAAACGCGACTACGTTCGTGATTTCCGGCTTTCCTTAATATGTCGTCAAACTCTTTTGGGGTAAGCTTCCTGCCACTTAGTAGGATATCGCGTATATTCGCGGCGACCTGAGAGCGTGTAAGAGTGCTCATTTTCGTCCCCCCAGAAATCTGTCGGCAAATTGATCAAGGCTGGAGGCAAGCCACACCCGGCGCTTGCGTCCATTGATGGTCTGATTTATATAGGGAGGAAAGCTTCGGATATATCGCTTTAACTGATAGAAGCGTGACAGACAGACGCCAAGATATTCTGCTGCGTCTTTAGCGGTCAGGTAATTAATCATTTTATTCCCTTACTGTTGTACCAAAATGTAATATGGAGGAGACTTCCTGTCTCCCCAAATTACTCTACAATTTTTGTGCGATTAAATCAGATCTATTACTAAGTAATCATCGCCAGAGGCAATGCCGATAGCTTTTCCACCGCTGGTGGATTTCACATCATAAACCCAGGTGCTGGTGCTCACCTTTTGTGGCTCTGATCTAATCAGTGCCGCGAAGGTTTCAAAATCAACATGGGTTACGTTCAGCTTTTGATTGGTAGGTTTCAACTGCATTCTTAATACCTAATAACGTATTGTTTGTATCCTGTTTGTTTCTGTTCTTTAGTTACTACGCGATTCGGCTATACGTTGATCGATCCAGTCATCGATCTCGCTTTCAATAAAAGCTATTGCGCGAGCACCAATCTTGACTGATTGGGGGAATTGTCCTCGGCTCATCAGAGCATATACCCACGCCTTGCTATAGCCAGTGCGTTTCAAAACCTCAGATAGCCGAATCAGCGACTTTTTCATATCTACCTCGTAATACGTTGCTTGACTATGTGAGATAGTAAATCATTGTTTTTTTAAGTTTTCTGTGAATTTGGAGAAAAAATTTTTGGGAATAGAATTACCCCAAATTGGGCGTTATTTTTTAGTTCTAACGCACAATTTGGGAACATCCTTCCTTTATTTTGGACGCTTTTTGGTTGCTTTTTTCTTAAATTTGGGGGCGTACTTATCCAAAGCGTTCGTTAGCAATCTCCGAAATGTATCTGGGTGGGTATCGCTGTCTTCATCGTTCCCGAATATTATGTTGTTTTCTATTACTTGGGCACTAACCCTATTGATACTAAGGTTTCCTCCACTATGGAAATCTTTGCTTGATTCAAATAAGGCAATCGCCATTCCGGCGATCATCTTTAAAGCCGTATCTTTTCCTCTCCAGTTTTGTTCTCTTTCTACTTTTTTTGACAGTGCTCCAATTTCTGGTTCGTTATCTGGAACATTCATATCCAGTTCTGGGAAGAAGTTCACAACCTCGGAGCGCTTGAAATAAAACGAATCGTAAGACCCATACCAATCATCCTCATCATCGTGATATAAAAAGTCTTCCCCTTTCCTAACGTTGAAAGTCCCTTCTTCCCCCGGTATCGGGCTCTCCCTGTATTCATGCCCCATAGCCAGAAGACCTAAAAACTCCACACACTGCTTTTCAAAGTCGTCATTAGTTGTAAAACCTGATACCCAATCGAACTGATAAAAGCCCAGCCCCCCTAAAGTATCTGGTTTAGCTTTGCTCAATCTGTAGTTACTTAAGATAGCGGCAGCGATCATTCTTTCATTTTCATTGTTTAGTCTTGCCAGTTCGCTGATCAGATTACCAAACCAGATTTTATCTTCTGACTCGTTATAAAACGCATCTAGTCCTGTCATCTTAGTCACGGCGTGTTCTCCTTCCGAACTCGTAAGGGCTTATATGTATTTCTCGATTGGCGTCCAGATAATCTGCCCACCATTGAAGCATTAGTTTGCGCTCTTCTAAGTAATCAGCCTTGTGCTTGTAGGCTCTTTTAACGTCTTTATATTCTTTGTGGCTCATCTGGCGCTCTACTGCGTCCTCCTGCCACAAACCGGACTCCATCAGGGAACTACAGGCTGTGGCACGGAATCCATGTCCAGTTACGTCCTCTTGCGTGTTATAGCCCATTAAGCGTAATGCCTTGTTTACCGTGTTTTCACTCATCACGCCTTTGGTGTTTCTTTCATTCGGAAACACAACATCGTAGCTTCCGCTTAGTTCTCTCAACTGCTTTACAATAGAAACAGCCTGACGGCTAAGAAGCACGATATGTTCGTCTTTTCCCGTTTTTGTGCCACGGGTGGAAAACCTCACACCATCGATAGGCTCTCTTTTTTTAGGGATAATCCACTCAGCCCGATCAAGGTCAAACTCTTTCCAACGGGCAAACCTTAACTCGCTTGAACGAACAAATGTCAACATGGTTAGCTCAATGGCAAGGCGGGTAAGAGGATTACCTTTAAAGCTGCCCAATCGAGTGAAAAAGTCTGGTAAATCTCTGGGATGTAGTGCGGCATGATGCTTAGTTTCATATTGCATTAACCGGACATCGAGATCATTCGTGATGATTTCTGTCTTAATGCCGCTCAGACGGGCGCTATGTATGATGTCCTTAACTCGTTGTTTAAGTCGGTTGGCTGTATCGTGTTTCCCGGCGTCATCTACCTTCTTAAACAAAGGTAAAATTGTCATCGCCTCCAGTTTGCGAATATCCGAAGTGCCAATGTGAGGGAAAATATACATTTCAAGGCTTCTAAGTACGCGTTTTCGTTGGTCTTCGTTCCACATCTGGTGGCTTTCAACCCATTGACGTCCTATTGTCTCAAAAGTGAATGCGCCTTTTTCTTCTGCTTTTGCTGCTCTTTGCTCTGCTTTGGGATCTATCCCCTTGACTAACAACTTTTTGGCGTTGTCTCGTTTTTCTCTGGCGTCTTGTAAGCTAATGGTTGGATATACACCAAAAGCAAGTCTGTCTTCTTTCTTATCTGATGGGCGGCGATACTTCATTCGCCAATACTTCGACCCGGTCTGGGATACTTCAAGATAAAGACCACCACCATCAGACAATTTATAAGTTTTGTCTCGTGGCTTAGCTGCTTTGCACTGACGGTCTGTTAATTTGTTGAGGGTATTTCTGGACATGTTGGGGGCACATATACAATCGAACCAGCAATGCCCCTAATTATGCCCCATAGATTTACTTGATTTCAATAGACGGAAATGGACGTCATGAGAATAAAATCTCTTTATTTTTATATGTTTACATGGGATTTATAGACAATGGTAGACGTTGGTGTACAGCGGGATGGTGTCCCCTGCAGGAATCGAACCTGCAATTAGCCCTTAGGAGGGGCTCGTTATATCCATTTAACTAAGGGGACATAGAACTCACTGATTTTTAAGCGTTCAGCTTGTGTTGCATGTTATCCTATCATTCCCCGTACCATCAAGCATTTCATTCCTTTTATTTCCTTTCCGTTCGCATCAATTCGCTTAGAAAATCACTTCGTTCACTTGCCATTGCGTACACATTGAGTACAGAATGCAGAATTTCAGTGTGTACAGGATACAGAGCCGTGGCCCTTAGTGATACCAAACTCCGTAGCATCAATGCTAAGCCATACAGCGGCGCAGCTGAGGTCACAGATGGTGACGGGCTAAGTGTACGCATAACTCCCACAGGCACGATCACATTCCAGTTTCGTTATCGCTGGAACGGTAAGCCCGTTCGTCTCTCCATTGGCCGCTATCCCGCTATGTCTCTCAAGGAGGCGCGCGTAGTCGTCGGTGAGATGCGCGAATTGTACCTCAAGGGACTAAACCCGAAAAATTATTTTGCCAAAGAAGATGGCGAGTTGACTCTCAAAGAGTGCCTGGATCAGTGGTGGGGTAAGTATGTTGAAACGCTGAAGCCGAACACTCAGACGCTGTACAAGTCCGTTGTGTACAACACGATGTACACAGAATTCCCGGACGCTCCGGTAGTTAACATTCCTATTTCTGCATGGGTGCGTTTCTTTGATAAGCAGGAAAAGAAGAACAGCAAAAAGGCCAGAGTGCTTCTTCTACAGCTACGTTCTGTAATGAACTGGTGTATCAGCCGCCAGTTGATCCCATCGTGCGAGGTCCTGAAGCTTAGCGTTAAGAGCATTGGGAAAAAACCTGATGTGGGTAGCCGAGTTCTCACATATACCGAGTTGGCAAAAATCTGGCTGGCGCTGGAGAATAACAAGATCGTGACTTCCAACAAGGTGCTTCATCAGCTGCTTTTGCTTTGGGGAGCCAGGCTATCAGAGCTGCGTCTGGCTACCGCCAGTGAATTTAACATGGATGATCTTATCTGGACGACGCCAGGAGAGCATTCCAAGATGGGTAACGTTATCCGTCGCCCGGTGTTTGGCCAGGTGAAACCTTTTGTTGAAAGGCTCCTCAATGCTGGAAATGATGTTCTGTTTCCCGGCCAGGAACTGGACAAGCCAATAGATCGCTCATCAGCTAATCTCTATATGAAAAAGTTAAGGAATAAAATTGATATCCCAGAATGGCGAACACATGACTTCAGGCGCTCGCTGGTGACAAATTTATCAGGTGAAGGGGTTATGCCCCACGTCACCGAAAAGATGTTGGGGCATGAGTTGGGAGGAGTGATGGCGGTGTATAACAAGCACGATTGGCTGGTAGAACAGAAAGAAGCATATGAGCTATATGCAGATAAAATTTTTTGGCATGTCAAGAAAATAAATGACCAATAACTTTAGACGTAAGTATTGAATTCTCTGGGGTATGAAATGGAAATGATATTTAATGAAGATAAAGATATTGAAAATGCATTGCAGTGGCTATCTAAAACTCTACCAGAACCTAATTCATTGTTTGATAGAATGTGTCTGGCACAAGAGAGTTATATTAAAGAATCGGCCTTGAAGGTTAATATTGGAAAGGAATCGAAAATAGAATGGCATGGATGTGATGTTGTCGCAGGTTTTTTCTCTCAAGCTAAATCCTATCTTGATAATCGACGTTCTTATGATATTTCAGCTGCATCTAAAATACTTCCTTGGGTGAAACAACTTGGTGTTAATGTTGAATATCTTAACAATATTCCAGGTGCGGTAGAACGTGCTAAAAGGATGTTGGAAAGTTATACCGTTTATCCGGATAATGCATTGTTTGAATTAATATTAGCAGGAAATTATGCGGCTAAAGGTTTCGATGTTGAGTTTATACCTGAGCAGAAAGGAATAGCTAAAACTCCTGAGTTTAAATGTAGCTTTGATGGTAAGGCTCTTTTTGTTGTTGAATGCAAAAGATTAAAAAAGGGGCAATACGCCCAACAAGAGGAGTCGGCTCATTCAACAAGAGCTTCTTTTATTGAATCTCGTGTACATCTGAAAAGAATGAGTGTCTGGATGGATGTCACATATAAATGTGAAGTAAATGAAACACCGGACGATTATCTTTTAAAACATTTATGTAATTATTATGGGAAAGAATATTCCTGGAGTGATGACTACGGTAGTGGTTTTATAAAGCCTGCAAATTTGCGTAGGGTGAATGATGATATTAAATTGAACGGTTCTCTATCATTACACACCAAATTGGCAAGACTAATTAAAACATCTCCACTCGATGGTGAGTTTTACAATGTTTATGCGTTTGGTCGACCAGATGAACGAGATCCACGTTTTTTCTCTAAAATTAATTATGCAACATTACTGACATGGCGAAATGTAAGCGAGGTGTCATTAGAAAACAGGTCCAGGCATATCACTAAACATTTAAAAGAAATTGAAGATCAAATATCAAATAATGGACTTGGTGTAGGGCATTTAGTTATTGATGCTGACGTACAAAAAGATGTCGCTGATAAACGGAGGGAAAAAAATATTGAGGCTGCACTTTCTTTCCGGATAAAGTCCAAGCTTGTTCGGTTAAATATTCATTATCTTGTTCCTCGTGTTGATGAAGATAATTCGTGGCTGGTGGACGAAACTCTTGAATTTTTCAGCGGTGACGAGTTGATTAGTCATTTGTTTCCTGAGGTGAAATTATTTTCAGGGATGGAACTTTTTGAAAATGATTTGCCTGCATGGCATCAGAAATGATTTTTATGCCACCCAGGATAGGGTGGCTTTTTATTCTAACTATGGCTACCACTAATCCCACCATTTTCAATCCATTGAAACACAGCTTTTCTGCTATATCGCGTAGGATAAGTGAGAACTGGATTTGGGAAATTATGATCTTTACGTAAACGCCATACTGCTGTTTTTTTCTTGCCCAGTAATTCGAATACTTCTTTCTCTTCCATAAAATCTGTAGAAGTCATAAGCACCTCATTCAAAATTACCGTTAAAAATACACGTTCCACACCCACCGCGAGCCCCTTCAGTACAAACATCACAGCGATCTACTTTTTTACGAGGTCGTTCTTTGATGTGCAGCCTTGGTTCCCCGTCTTTTGGTTCCGGCCATGAGCGCTGCTTGTTCACCGCCAGCTTTTCGATCATCGCCTGGGTAATCTGCTCATCTGCAATACCGGAACGGTGCTGAGCGTCCCACAACAGGAACTGCATATCCGCCCACTCTGAAAGGTCGTCTGGTGCCGCTGCGGCCTCCAGCGCTTCTTTGCTGAGGTGCTTCAGCGGGCCAACCGGGCCGACATTGCCGAAAGTTGCCTGTGACCACTCGGCGTGCTCGTTGCGTACCTGTTCTCTGTCCATTGCGTCCAGTGCTATGCGGGCCAGCGCTTCAGCTTCTTCTGCTGGCAGCATTACGTTGCTTCCAGCTCCATAGGTTCCACGCCATGATTTAATTTTTTCCAGGCGCTCTCTCGCCAGTTTGGTTATATCAGTCATCGGAGTTATCCTCGCAGCAGTAGTGAGCGCCGTCCGGGTCAGTACTTTTGAAACCGCAGATATCACACTCAATTTCGTCATGGGCTTCTTCATCGCATTCGTGACTTTCCGGATCGTCGGCTTTGTAATAACCGCCGCACAAATTGCAGCGGACTTCTGCCACATCGTCATAGTTAGTAGTCCCGGTTATCATTTGTCAGCCCCCTCATGTAGCTGCTCTGCGATGCACGAAAAAAAAGACTCCCGCGTATGACTTTTAAGAGCTGATGCAAACGCCGCGTTAAGAACGGCAGCATCACAGCCGTCATCGATATAGAGTGCGATTTTTTTCTCCAGGCGCGCTTTGGCTTCCTGCAGCTGCATACCCCGGCAGGCGCGCGGGATATATTCCGCAATCTGTGAAATAGCCTTTTCGTTCTGTTTAAACATGCTTCACCTCGATAGGCTTGATGGTGTCGAGCAGCAGTCGGCGGCGCGTATTTTCTGCAAAGTGACGGCGCCCGGTTTCTTTGTGGTAAAACTCGTTTTTGCCGACGACCCACATCCGCTCTGTCTGGTGCAGTTTTTTTACCTTCGGACCGTCTTTGGTGATAACGGTGCCGGTATGGGTTTTTACGATTGTCATACAGCCTCCCCAAGCACCCAACGGAGTGCGCTCGCATACTCACCCTCGGCTGATTCCAGGGCTTTTGTGATTTCTTTGCGGGTTTTCAGGCGCGGCTTTGCCTCGCCGAGGATCTGACGCTGACGCCGGGCTTTTTCATGGCCGGTTGTGCCAGCAGTTGCCGCTTCGATTTCAGATACCTTCTCCCGCTGCTCTTCAGGTTTAAGCGATGCCAGCTGACGCGCCTGGGTAACAGTGACCGTTCCGGACTCCACTGCATCGCGAACAGCCTGGGTGGCATCCAGCAGTGACAGCGTTGCGCGTACGGTCTGGACACTCACGCCAAACATCAGCGCTAAATCGTCCTCGTCGTGCCCGCGCTCCAGCGCATCAGCCATTTTCTTTGCTCGGCCCAGTGGCGTATCTGCTTGGCGGATTTCGTTAGCACTTACCATCGCCTGCGCCATGCGAACGGCGGAGCCACGTTTAGCGACTGCCGGAACCAGTAACGGTTCTTTACCCTCTTTCAACAGTCGCTTGTTGGCTTCCAGTGTATGGCGCACACGCTGGCGACCATCGACTACACAAGACAGCCCTGTTTCCGGGTCTTTCCAGACGATAATCGGCTCAAGAACGCCCTGATCCATGATGTTCAGCACCATTGCCTCGCTGATAGGCAGGTGGATACGCTCATCGTAAAGCGGGTGCGTTTTGTCCGTAACCAAGTGCAGGTTTTCAGGTTCGAACGTTAAAACATTCGTTTTGCCGCTGGCGCCGTATACCACCTTTGAGTCTTTAGCCATCAGAGAGCCTCTACGTTACGGAAGCTGGTGGGGCAAATTGCTTTCAAATCGCGCATTGCTTCGAGGACATGCAGATTTGTGCGCTTCTTGGTGTGTCGCTCGGTCAGACGATCACACTCTTTCGCCCAGGATTTGACCTCTGCGAGAAGGGCGTCACGTTCGGTTCGCGTCTGGCGCAGAGCTACATTCGAAACATCGAGGACGGTAGCCAGTTCCCTGATGATTGCTGCCTGTGCTGGTGGCATAGTTTGGGCTATTTCGTACGCCTGTTTAATAAGTTGATTTGCTGTCTTAGCCATCTTTTGTTCTCCATCTGACGCGCTGCAACGCGTAAATTTAGGGTGCAGCAACCCAACCCATGAGAGTGGGTGAATAGCTGGTTAAAATTTCTTGCTGATGGGGAGCCGCCACTGCAATGGCGGCACGTTAGTTCTCCACACAACGGAAAGAGCACTGAAGCACTGGAAACTCACTTGACTAACACAGTGCTTTTTCCTGTTGTGTGCCGGGCTTCCACCGGCTCCCATCTGTTTTTAAAGCCACTCAGATATCGTCTGGGCTGCGTCGTCTCCGTGCATCACACGTTTTCGCGACCGCTGAAATAAATCTAAAATAATTTAGTTTTTTGGTCAAGGTGAATAAACTAAATATTCTTAGTTTTCACCATTGATAGAGTAGAGGAAAGGATTAGCGGCGCATCTGGCGGCGGTGTTCGACAACGACACCGATGATGGAAATTTTTTCAACAGCAGAGTTTAAAGCAGCAAAATCAGGGTTTAACGGGACCAATTCGAAAACCTCTTCACCATTTTCGTTGACACCCCTTGCACGGTATTTTTTAAAAGTGGCGTATTCACTACCGTTTTTGGCTACAACATAGTCCCCAGGACCTGGACACAAGTCAGGATCCACAATGATAGTGTCTCCCTCTTTGAACTCTGGCTCCATAGATTTTCCACGTACCTTAAGAGCGAAGGTACCAAACGAATGAGCGCCGTTTGTTAAAATGTAATCCACGGCACCCTCTAAATTACGAGCATCACTTTCAGATGTCCAAGTTCCTGCTTGAACCCAACTTATGATAGGGATCTGCATAGCGCCTAAGTTGCCAGGCGCTACATTGGAGAGTTCCTCTTTACCGGTGAGGAGAAAGTCCTCAGAAACACCAAAATACCGAGCTAATTTTGTCAGCGAGACTCCTCCGGGTATGTTTTGGTCTTTCTCCCAGTATCCAATGGTGACATCTGTCACTCCAACAACTTTACCCAGTTGCTTCTGGGTAAGCTTACGATCCTTTCTTAATGATTTTAAACGACTTCCAAATGTGCTCACTGTGGTTCGCCATGTTATGAAAACTAAATTATCTTAGCTTTAATTGACCTAAATTTGCTTTGGTCTTAATATCTAAATAAATTTAGGAGGGTGTATGACAACAACAGAGTTAGAAACGTTCTTCGGAACCCCCAACAAGGCAGCAGACTTCTTCGGTGTTTCTCCTGAGGCTTTTTATCAATGGCGAAAACGACCGGGCAGTTTGATCCCAAAAGGTCGTGCTGCAGAAGCTGCATATCGTACTAATGGGCAGCTTGTTTTTCGACCTGAACTTTACCAAAAGGCTACAGATTCAGCTGCTTGAAAGTAACTACAAATCGAATTTTAAAGGGGTAGGTGTGACAAAAAAAATTGAATCAGAGGTGATAAAGCGGTTGCAAGCGCTCAACCCTGAAACGGTAAGGCTGGATGAAATGAATCGAGTAGTGACTCTGATCGGGTGGACCTTATCAGAAAAACTTCCAGACACCTATAGCGATGAGAACAAAGGCAAGGATATCGAACACGACTCCGATTCGCTTGGGATTTCTCGGGTAACAAGAAATGGTTGCTGTAACCCGACCGAGGCCGTCGTACTGGAGCATTTCCTGGTAGGGGTGGTTAATCCACTCACCAATGCCCCAAAAAAAGACGCCAAGGGAAACCAGTGCTGTAGGGCCAGGAGGATATGCAGAAAGAACTCCAGTACCGTTCAGCAGAAAAACGAATGCACCAGCGACAATCAAAACTTTGTACCAGTAGTCCAGAGTCAATTTAGACAAAGGGTTATTCATTTAATACACCGGCTGTTCCGTGGGCTAAGAAAGTGATTTTAAGCGAAGGGTTATCAACATGGTAGAACAAAAGCAAAGTTTGAAAGATGTAGTCAAGGCTATGTGTAAGTCCATACATGGTGGGCGTGAGGCTATGGCTGGCGCGCTAGGCATGACCTTAACGCAGTTCAATAACAACCTTTATGAGAAAAATGGTTGTCGTTTCTTCGAAGTCAGCGAACTGGAAGCGATGGAGGACATTTCCAACACGTCGTTACTGGCTGACTACTTCGCTCGCCGTCGTGGTGCTCTGCTGGTGGATGTTCCGCACCTGGAAGAACTGGACCGCGTGGACTTATTTAGCCGGGCAATGCGTACCTCTGCCGCCAGGGGGCAGGTTGATCAGATTATCGAACAGGCGCTTGAAGATGGCGTTATTGAAAGGCACGAGGCCGAAGAAATCATGGTGCATCACCGCCGTCACCTGGCAGCTCGTGAAGAAGAGATTGCCGCAATCATCACGCTTTTTTCACGCAAAAAGAAGTGACGCCAGCGAGTTGCAGCTCCTGGCGTCGTGGCGTGTCGTTATCAGTGGAGATTACTAACGCATGAACAGTTTATCAACACAGTACCGCAGGTCGCAACTTGTAGCGCGTCCGGTTCCTGGTGGATCAGGGCCGGTGCAGTTCGTGTATGGGGTAAGAGTACCAGGCGGGTTCGAGCCTGTCTGCTACCAGTTTGCTCAGTGGGTGGTAGGGGACTTTAACGGCCAGGCGGAGAAAGTATGCGAGAACTTAACCGATGGTTCAGAGATCACTACGGTGTCCCGGTCAGGGTCATACGCTGGGAGCCCCAAACACAGCGCGTTATATACCTGCGTGAAGGGTACGAGCATGAATGCTTTAGCCCCCTCGAGCAATTCAGACGTAAATTCAGAGAAATAAAGGACGATCATGAGCACTAAATTAACAGGATACGTCTGGGACGCTTGTGCATCTTCGGGGATGAAGCTATCCAGCGTGGCAATCATGGCGCGCCTGGCTGACTTCAGCAACGATGAGGGTGTTTGCTGGCCTTCTATTGCGACCATATCCCGTCAGATTGGCGCTGGTGAAAGTACTGTCAGAACGGCGATAGCTGCACTTGAGAAAGAGGGGTGGCTCACTCGTACGCAGCGCCGCAACGGCAACCGTAATGCATCGAACGTCTACCAGCTCAACGTTTCCAAACTACAGAAAGCGGCATTTTCTCACCTGTCAGTTTCTGACACATCAAAATCTGACGCGTCAAAATCTGATGCGTCAAAAATTGACCCCTCAAAATTTGATGCGTCGGAATCCATCAAAAAAACCGGTTTTGACCCGTCAGAATCTGGTGGGGATCCGTCAGTAAAATCAACTACTGATCCATCAGATATAAATCCTTCTTGTCCGGACGCTTCGCAACCGGACGAACAGGGCTCTGCTGATGAATTTCTGTCACGACATCCTGACGCGGTGGTGTACAGCGCTGCAAAGCGGCAGTGGGGCAGCCAGGACGATTTAACCTGCGCTGAGTTCATTTGGGGAAAAATTATCAGCATGTACGAACTGGCGGCTGAAAGTGATGGTGAGGTAGTTCGCCCTAAAGAACCAAACTGGACCGCATGGGCGAATGAGGTTCGCCTGATGGTGATGCAGGACGGGAGAACCCATAAACAAATTTGCTCACTTTTCAAGCGCGCCAACAAAGATTCGTTCTGGTGTAAAAACGTGCTCAGCCCGTCGAAGCTGCGGGAAAAATGGGATGAGCTGTCGTTAAAACTATCTGCTCCACTCAATAGCTCCCGCCAGGAATCGTCCATTTCGCGAGCCAGCTTCGACGGGGTTGATTACTCATTGCCAGAAAACTCGGGGTTCCGCACATGAGCAAGCCATTTCTGAAATGGGCTGGTGGAAAGTATACCCAGCTGGCTGACCTGTTCGTGCATATCCCGGCAGGGAAACGCCTGATAGATCCATTCGTTGGTGGTGGGTCAGTATTCCTGAACAGCGAAAAGCACGCAGATTACCTGCTGGCGGACGTTAACCCGGACCTGATTAATCTGTATCAGATGTTAGCGGTCGTGCCGGATGAAGTGGAATTGAAGGCCCGCTGGATGTTCGAGCACATGCGGTCACCAGATGGTTATGAGCTGATCCGTTCCGAGTTCAACGCTCAGACGCTGGATGCTACTGAACGCGCAGCTGCATTCCTGTATCTCAACCGGCATTGCTTCAATGGCCTGATGCGCTACAACCAGGCTAACAAATTCAATGTGGGCTGGGGAGGCTACAAGGCTCCGTATTACCCGATGGATGAGATGAAAGCCTTCGCGGCTATGGCGCATAACTGCGTATTCATGACTGCTGATTACCGTCGGACAATCAGCCTGGCCGGGAAAGGGGATGTGGTTTACTGCGATCCGCCTTACGAACCGATGCCGGGAACAGCCGGATTCACTGCCTACGCCGCTGGTGGGTTTAACTGGGAGAACCAGGTAGACCTGGCGAAGCAATGTGTATCTGCCTTTCACCGCGGGGCTCGGGTAGTAATTTCTAACTCATCCGCACCGAAGGTTCTCGATCTGTACCGGGAGCATGGTTTTAACCTGCAATTCATCAAAGCGCGCCGTTCGATCTCCTGCAAAAGCAGTACGCGGGAAGTCGCCAAAGATGTCGTGGCTATCCTGTGAGCTGCCTGCCGTGGAGAAAATGACATGAGAGCATTACTCACTCCTGAAATTGCCCCACGCATGGGCATTGTTCTGCTTCGCCCTGGCGCCGATCTGATGCCGATGTTCAGGAGAGGGCGGGTACTGATTGAGCCTGCACCGGAAAAATACAGTGAATACGCAACCGGCGCCATTCCTCCCGCCACGCAGCCACTGGCAGAAGACCCGGTTTTGAAACCAGTATTCGAAAACCACGACGTCATTCTGCGTGCGGGGGGGATTAGCTCGCTGGAGGCCGAGCTGGAGCGTCGTTTTGAATGCCAGTACCCGCACGGCTCATGGCACAGTGAAAATTTTACGCTGTTCCGGCATGAGCCTGGCAGCATCCGGCTTTGCTGGGCCTGCGACAACCTGGTGCGAGATCAGTACACAGAGACGCTGGCAGGCATTGCGCGTGAGAACCTGGTATCCTGGCTGATAAAGGTCATCCGCTCACAACTGGGGTTCAACGAAGACCATCAACTGACGATCCCGGAGTTGTGCTGGTGGCTGGTTATAAACAATCTGGCGCACGTCATTCCTGAATCGCTGGCCCGGAAAGCCCTGCGATTGCCGGAAATAAAGCATCAACCAGTGATGAAGGAGAGCGATATTGTGCCGGAGCCAGCGGCGAGCGAAGTGGTGCAGAAAAAGATTCTCGGTCTTCGCGTAGATCCTGAAACGCCGGAATCATTCATGCTGCGACCAAAGCGTCGCCGCTGGGTAAACGAGAGCTGGACGCGCTGGGTTAAGTCCCAGCAGTGTGTCTGCTGTAACAAACAAGCAGATGATCCCCATCACCTGATAGGCCACGGACAAGGTGGAATGGGAACAAAAGCGCATGACCTGTTTGTGTTGCCGCTTTGCAGAGCGCATCACGACGAGTTGCACGCTGACACCGTGGCATTTGAGGAGAAGCACGGCTCACAGCTGGAGCTGCTGTTTCGATTTCTGGATCGTTCGCTGGCAATTGGCGTGCTGGCTTAATTCAGTGGAGATGAGTTAATGCGTGATATGTATGAAATTTTAGACCGCTGGGGAGCATGGGCTGCAGCTGATAGTAGTGGTGTTGATTGGAAACCCATTGCCGCAGGTTTTAAAGGTTTGTTACCTCATGGAAAGAAAACACGTCATCAATGCGATGATGATGAAGGAATCATGATTGACGGCTGTGTAGCGCGATTGCGGAAGTATAAGCCAGAAGAGTATGAGTTAATAATTGCTCATTTTGTTATTGGTTTCTCATTAAGAAGCATCGCGAAGAAACGGAAGTGTTCTGATGGGACCATCAGGAAGGAATTGCAGACTGCAATGGGGTTTGTAGATGGTTGTTTAGAAATGGTTAACTGAAGTCTTAATGTGACTTCAGTTAACATTAACGGCTAATTAAAAGCTTTTAAGATATTTGCTTTTGATTTTTTCACTAACACTTTGTAATTCATGCAGTGTTGTGCCAACTTTATCAGCTTCATATTTTGTGTCATTGGTACATGCTTGGCGCAACTCTGCTATGAAACCTGTATCTTTTGTGCGGCTTGCATCAAGGAGTTGAATGCGTTCACATATAAACTCAACATGCCGTACGGACGATGTAAATATGAAATAAGATACTCTTTTGTCTTTTTCTTTATTCTCAAGTAGTTCCAGCATTTCACTATAAATGAAATCTAACTTGTAAAACAACTCGTCTATCAATCTGTTTATTTCAAGTTTTTTGAGATTGTTTGCATTATTTTTCCGCGCCAAGTAGGCAGTAACTATCCATCCAATGATAGTTAAACATATGCCCACAATAGCAATTATGGTAGCTGGTAGTGCCCATAAATTTGGAGTAACGGCTTGTTCCATTATTTGGCATCCCTCAGAGCATCATTGATATAAGTAACAACCTCGGCAACTAATGCCGGATCCTTACTTTTAAGATTTTTCTTTAGGTTGTTAATCTTATCTTTGCTGATTCCCTTTCGCACCAGTCCACCAAAGGCCTCCTCCAAAAATGAGGATCCATACCCGAAAACCCCGTCAAAGTCAACGCAAATTTCATCATTTTCCAGTATTGCAGGAACTAAATAAAATTCGCGGAATTTTTCGCCACTATTCTCTCCAAGCGACTCGTAGCGAGGGCCAGGATATCTGGAGAATTCCTTGATATATAAAGTTTTCATGCCGCTTCTCCTTCAGTTGGTAGTGGCACACTCCACTCAACAATTGTACCATTGATGGATTTATGAGCATCCCACATCAATTCGGGCCTTGCTTTCTTCCTTTTAGTATATCTGTAGTTCCCCTTGTTTGATATGATTCTGAGTTGGGCATGTGTAAAATTATCTATAATTGATTGTAAATCCGTGCCGCCTTTCCCTCTGTAACCAAGTTTTGTTCTTGTGCGTTTAACCTGTAATGATGCTTTTATATGCTCTGAATCTAATTCAATAGGCTTGCCTATAATTTCAATAAGTTTTGATAAAACTCTTTCTCCTTGAGTTAATTTCAAAGTTTTGGGAATTCCAACTCCTAAATCGCATATGGATAAAATCAATTTATTATTCATTATTGCTGCAAAACACCACCATTTATTTTTAATGTTGTTCTTTTGCTTGTCGTATAGATCATCTCTATATGCGTGCTCTACCGAGTTGGACATCGCCTCAATTAGAGGTCTGTATAAATTAGTGTAATCCGTTCCCATTTTCTCAGTTACTGCTTCTAATAGTTTCCCAGCAATTGTAGAATCAACCAGTTCACCTCTAATAACCTCCCAGCACTTAACAGATGGGTTCTCTTTCATCTCTCGACCTTTTACCCCAAATGCAGAATATATACCAATACGGTTAAGTACGCTATCAACTACATGATGTTCGCCTTTCTGTGTAGTTTTGAATGGAGGGCGAGTTACAGTGTATCTTATATCTGGATAGTTACTTTTTAAACTCTCCAGTTTTGCTAGTAAATATAATCCTGCAGCGGCCGATATGTAAATCGTATTTCTGAAGCAAACATATATTTTTTGAGTTTTAAACTGCTCTTGCTTGGCTTTTTTTTCAATATTTTCAATAAAACTTATTACGTTGTCATGGTAATTAGAGTTATAGATATCAAGAATAGTAGGTGCAACTATTTTTTCAGAATTTGATTTTCGTATGTTACCATTACGTTTGTATCTTTTGTGTTCGGTTGACTTTTTGCTTGCGTTTGCACGGAGAAACCTTTTTCTCCTTATTCTTTTTAACACTGAAGTATAGAGCTGTTCTATTTTTTTCATTTTACTCGACTCCTTGATGTAATAATCAGCTCAGTTTACAAAAACACTAACGCGTACGCAAAAACTATCGTAATCTGTTAAGAGTGGTCACTTCGACACGAACTTAAAACATATTGAAGCCTCGCTTTTGCGGGTTTTGTTCCGTTCAGGGCTCTTGGGTTGAGATGTTCTGCATGACACATCGCAAGTAAGCATCTTCTGGCGCCTTTGACAGAGTGTTACATATTGACTAACACAAAGTTTACAAATTAGATTATCGACATGGTGAATCCCCCTATGCGGTGGGGCGACCAGTCACTTACAGTGATCTGTAAATGCAGCGCGGGCCATGTCGACTGGGACATGCTCACCGGGAGGCACCCGGCACCATACAATGCTACTAAGCTATTTGGTAGTGGGGTTGCCGTTTCGGCTTCTCCAGCTATGTTTAAAAGGTAGTAACGGAAAACGAGCGCTCTCCTGGTAAATCGGTAGCTCGGACTATTAGGTGCGCCTCGTTCCGTTGCAGAATCAGTATTGCCTACCTTCTGCCCGCCCCTCTGAGCGGGCTTTTTTTCGCCATGAATAAGTCTCCCCGGCAAGATGAGGAACAAATCATTTGAGGCTGCGCTTATGCGCGGCCTTTTTCATTTCAGGCTCACGGGAATCATCATCGATAAAGCTCGTTGTTAAATCAGCCCGATGGGCCTGACCCTTTCAAACACACAGCACCCCGTTAACCCGGAGGTGAACCTATGGCAAAGCATATGCAAGACAAAGAAAGCATGGCCGGAATCACCTGGCTGGCTCTGCTGATCATTGCTGGCTGGGGCGGCCTTGTCCGATTCCTGATGGATGTGAAGCAGGGCAAAGCGAAATGGAGTTGGATAAATGCTTTTGCGCAGATTGTGGTTTCGGCGTTTACCGGGGTCATTGGTGGGCTCATCAGCATTGAAGGTGGCCTGAGTATTTACATGATACTGGCCACGGCCGGTATCAGTGGCGCTATGGGTTCCGTAGCGCTCACGTATTTCTGGGAACGAATTACCGGAGTGAAAGCACAATGACAGCAGAACAGATTATCGAGGGGATCCTCGGCAAAGAGGGTGGTTATGTCGATCACCCCTCTGATAAAGGCGGGCCAACCCGCTGGGGCATCACGCAAACCACAGCTCGCGCACATGGCTACACCGGTGATATGCGAAACCTGCCCAGGGAAACAGCAAAGCAAATCCTGCTGAGCGATTACTGGACCGGCCCCCGGTTCGACCAGGTAGCAGCTCTATCTACGTTACTGGCAGACGAGCTTTGCGACACTGGCGTGAACATGGGGCCCAGCGTCGCCAGTAAGTTTTTCCAGCGCTGGCTCACTGCCCTGAACATGCGCGGGAAGCTTTATCCAGACCTTATCCCAGATGGCGCGATTGGACCCCGAACCATCACCGCTCTGAAGGGGTATCTTTCTGCCCGCGGGAAAGAAGGCGAGCTGGTTTTGCTAAGAGCATTGAATTGCAGTCAGGGCGCCAGATACCTCGAACTGGCGGAGGGCCGCGAAGCCAACGAGGATTTTCTCTACGGCTGGGTTAAGGAGCGTGTCCTGTGAAGATGATCATTTTCGCTTTGCTCGTGCTGGTGGCTGTGCTCGTTCTGTTACTTCTGCGCAAATATACCCGGCTGGAGTTCGTAGGCCATGCCAGCCTGCTGCTGAAAACATGGTCTGTAAAGCTGGGAGCTATCGGCGCGCTGGTTGGTGTATGGGCGCAGTCGTTCCCGGATGCTGCGCTGCACGCCTGGGCGGTGCTGCCGCCGGATATCAAAAACATCCTGCCGCCAAACATCGTTGCGTTGATTAGCCCTGCGCTGGTGGTGCTGGCCGTACTATCGCAATACGTACGCCAGCCAGCATTGAAAGAAAAGGCCGACGAACTGAAGGAGCAGCAATGAGCTTTGAAATTATCGCGGGACTGGTGGTCGTCATCCTGGGTGCTATTGCTGGCGCGTTCGGCATTGGTCATGCTCGCGGGGCCAGTAAGGCGAAAGCCAAAGCTGATCAGCAACGTACCGAAGAGAACGCCGCTGCTACTGTCGCCGCGGCAGAACGCCGTGCTGAAGTCACGAAAGGGGCAAGCGATGTACAGGAAGACGTTAAGCGTATGGGCGATGACGATGTTGATCGCGAGCTGCGCGAAGGATTTACCCGCCCCGGTAGTCGTTGATACGGCCTGCAGCTGGGTGAGGATCATCTACCTGACCGACCACGATATTGACGTGATGGACCGTCAGACCAAGCGAGACATTCTGGCGCACAACAAAGCAGTAGTAGTCAACTGCCAGAAATTAAAGTGACAATTCTCATACTTTTTTAAGACTAATCTTAATTAAGGGGTTGCCAGTGGATAAAGTGTTGCTGCTGCAATTGGCAGTATCGCTCTGGGGCAATACCTATGGGTAATTATTATTATGTTAATAAAAATGCGCAGTCAAATGGTGATCATGAGGTACACGTAAGTTCCTGTGCCAGATTACCCGCAGTTGAAAACAGGCTTTTCCTTGGGATATTTGAATCGTGTTCACCCGCTGTGCGCGAAGCCAAGAAAACCTACACGCAATCAAATGGCTGTTATTATTGCTGTTATGCGTGTCATACGTCATGACAATTAGTATGAATCTAACCAAGGTCGCCAATGGCGGCCTTTTTTATTGCCAGAAGCAGGAGAAGAATCATGTTAACAGTAAAAGTAATGTCATCAGATGGTGGCGAAGAAATCCATAGCGGCCTGAGCGTTGGTTTCAACCCCAATCAGCAGAGTATCTCAGTGTCTGGAATGGACCAGAACGTGTTCCTGAAGCAGGGGGAGGTGGCCTATGTGATGAACGCAAACGGCAAGACCATTTCCCGTTACGAACACAGGACCCAGCAGTAGGCATTACAGAAGCTCCTGAGCTAAGGGGCTTCGATAATGCTAAACCGAAAAATCGGGTTAAAACCTGATAAAAACCCCGTGGAGGAAATCCCAAAGCTACGGGGTGCTGCAGGGGCAGCCAATGTCGGAGTTTAGTCAGATTGTGAGGCATTTTACTACTTGTTTTGAGTAAAAATAGAAGGTCTGACACTACAGGGAGTGGCTCATCCCTGAGCTCACGGATAGAACAGTGGACTTTGTCATGGCAGAGCAAAGTCATAAGATAGTTTAGATAACACTCCGGATATGACAAGCGTAGCGGGTGTAAATCAGTTAACGGAGCTCAGCGGCTAAGGCATCAAGCATTCACTGAGTATCGTTGATAATGCTATAGTTCACCAGAAAGAGCAGATTGCATGGTGTCAGGAGACACAGCTCATATTTAGTGGATTTGCCCCTATATTTCCAGACACCTGTCATCACTTAACCCATTACTGGCCCGCTGCCGTAGATATTCCCGTGGCGAGCGATAACCCAGTGCACTATGCGGATGCCATTCGTTATAATGCTCGAACGCCTCTGCAAGGTTCTTTGCTGCCGTTAACCCGTCTGGTTTGGGCATGATACTGATGTAATCACGCTTTATCGTTTTCACGAAGCTCTCTGCTATGCCGTTACTCTCCGGACTCCGCACCGCCGTGTTCTTCGGTTCAAGTCCCAACATCCGGGCGAACTGGCGTGTTTCATTAGCCCGGTAGCATGAACCATTATCCGTCAGCCACTCCACTGGAGATGTCGGAAGCTCGCTGCCGAAGCGGCGTTCCACCGCTCCCAGCATGACGTCCTGTACTGTTTCACTGTTGAAGCCGCCCGTAGTGACCGCCCAGTGCAGTGCCTCACGGTCACAGCAGTCCAGCGCGAACGTGACTCGCAGTCTCTCTCCGTTATCACAGCAGAACTCGAACCCGTCAGAGCACCATCGCTGATTGCTTTCTTTCACGGCCACTCTGCCTGTATGTGCCCGTTTCGATGGCGGTACAGCAGGTTTTCGCTCAAGCAACAGCGCATTCTGGCGCATGATCCGGTAAACACGTTTGGCATTGATCGCAGGCATACCATCAAGTTCTGCCTGTCTGCGAAGCAGCGCCCATACCCGACGATAACCATACGTGGGCAGCTCTCCGATAACATGGTGTATACGGAGAAGCACATCCGTATCATCAGTGTGACGACTGCGGCGGCCATCCATCCAGTCATCGGTTCGTCTGAGAATGACGTGCAACTGCGCACGCGACACCCGGAGACAACGGCTGACTAAGCTTACTCCCCATCCCCGGGCAATAAGGGCGCGTGCGCTATCCACTTTTTTGCACGCCCATATTCAACGGCTTCTTTAAGGAGTTCATTTTCCATCGTTTTTTTGCCGAGCAGGCGCTGGAGTTCTTTAATCTG